CAAAGATATGAGGATTCTGACTTTCAAGACAATATAGAGATAAGAACACAAGATAAAAAAGCATATAATTTTTTACTCATTAGACCAAATGAAAAGCATGGTAAATATATTTTAATAATTAAAAACGATGATAAAGATTTCAATTTTACAATAATGGGTTCTTTTATATTTAATAAAGATATGCCAGAAAGACTATCTCATTTTGGACATTATAACAGACCTGCTGCTTATAAAATTGAAGTTAATGAACTAACATCTATGGAGGAAAATGAAAGACAAGATAAATTTTAAATTATTTAAACCTTTTGGTTCTACTTTAGCAAAGGCAACAATGCCTTTAGAACTTATAAAAGATTTTAAACAAGACTTAAAAAAAATAAGAGCTGACAAAAAGAAACAAAAAGACCATGATTGGGGAGAAAGATTAGTCGGTCATGTAGCAGAAGAATATTTAATTACCCCAGAGATAATGCTTAAATGGAAAGCAGCTTTTTTTGATCCGATTATAGCTTCATATACAAACGCACATATTAAACATAAAATTAAAAGTATCTTAATTAATAGTGCTTGGTATGTAATATCTAAACCTGGCGACTATAATCCTTGCCATAGACATACTGAATATGTGCATCCTAATTATCATTTGAGTTGCGTTGGTTATTTACAAATACCAGACTCAATGATTCCAACAGAAAATGCAAAACAACACAATGACTTTTCAGGTCAGACAGAATTTATTGAAGGTTCTGAAAATATGTTTGCCGATGTTAATTATAGGGTTATGCCAGAGGTTAGGCAGTGGATATTGTTTCCGAACAATTTATCCCATGTTGTTTACCCATTTAATAGTACCAATAAAGATGATGAAAGAATATCGTTTTCTTTTAATGCAACAATAAATTTTGACACAGATAATGCACCCACAAATTGAAATTATCTTGTATATCATTTTGACAATTTTTGTATATTTTATATTGTATGGTTTCAATGCTTAAAAAAATAGGAAAAGAATGGACAAAGAAAGAAGAAGGTGGAATGTTTACTGCCGACCATTTATCACCAAGTCAATTAAATAAAAATATAGATCAATGGTTTTTTGACTATTGTAAACTTACTGCTGCCGAAAGAAAAAAATTAAAACCTAATTTAAAAATGATATTTGGTGGTTTAGCAGGTCAAGGTATGCAAGACATGATTACAGAAAATATAACACTAGAAGAACTCATGAAAGGTAAGAAATGACAGATCAAATAATGATGCAATTTGCAAAACTGCAAACAGAAAACAGAAATCTCAAACAAGACATAAAAAAAAGCACACAATTATTATTAAAAAGAGATGATGAGAAAACAGAATTACAAAAAGAAGTAGATAAAAGACAACAATTAATAGATTTTTTAAATAAACAACTAAATGATGAGAGGAAAGACAATGAAAAAAGCAGAAAAAGTGACATAAGAAAAAAGTAAAGGAGGGTTTAAAGAGAGAAGAAAGGAATGTTTAACAAGTGCAAATAAAATTCCAACTGTTGATATTAAAGGTAAAAAATATTCTACTGTAAATGAAAGACACCGACACCTTTTGCAATATTTTCCTGAAGCTAGATTTAATGAAGAAATACTATTCCATGATAATGAAAGAGTTGTTGTTAAAACTGAATTATATATTTCTGATACTATTTATGCTGTAGGTCATGCAGAGGAACATAGAAACGCAAACTTTATTAATAAAACAAGTGCTATGGAAAACTGCTCTAGTAGTGCGTTAGGTCGTTGTATAGCAGCATTTGGTTTATCAGGATCTGAATATGCTAGTGCTGAAGAATTAGTTAATGCTTTGAACAATCAAGGTAATAACAAACAAGTTTCAATTAATGAACAGATAAAGAAGCAAACAACAGAAACAAAACTAACTGCTCTTTATAGTAATTGGAAAAAAGAAAATGATTCAATAGAAAAGATTTTTGAATCACAACAAAAAAGCATACAAACCAATGGAGGACAAAATGCAAAACAATGGTAGTGGTAAGCAAAAGGATTGGGTACTCTTTCCTTATGATGCCAACAATGAAAAAGCCATCAAAATTGATTTTTCAGGAAATGTTAATTTAGATAATGGCAACAAGGGTACAATTCTTGGGGTTAAAGGTTCATCAAAAGATGGCAACACCAAGTTTGTCAAAGTCTATGCACAAGTCGGAGTTTTATTTAAAGGTGATGATAAATTTACTGGCGAAATGAATTACTCTGAAGCTGGAGGACACAAAGGTTTAATTGGTTGGTTAAACGATCAGGGAACAATACTTTCTGGTTATAAGAATGAACCTAGACCAAAACAGAATAGTCAAAAACCTAAACAACAACAAGCTCCTTTTTAGTTAGTTGATTGAAAGTTGTTATTTTAGTTTTGGCTTTACTTACAAGTGAGGGATATGTTTTACATAAAGTTAAATTTGAAACTACCCTTACTTGTGAGGAGATACATAAGTCAGTAATAAAATTTAAAGAAATAGGAAAAAGAACATATCCAATATACCAAAACAAAGTAGCTTTTGCTCATTGGTGTGAAGATAACAAAGGTAATTATGTCAGATAATGTAAAATTTATAAGTGAGATAGAAAGATTATTAAAACAAAAACAAAATGATTATGGACACTTTGACCATACCTCTTATGTAATGGTAGGAATTATGGAAAAATATCTATCAATTCATAATAACCAAGATGTCAAAATACCCTTGAAATTCTTTGGTTTATTTATGATTTTGTTAAAATCATGGCGAATAATGCAATCAAAAGATTACAAAAAAGATTCATTTGATGACATCAATGGATATACAGAATTATTGAGGAGGTTAGTCATAGATGAAAACAAGAACAACTAAAAGACCGATGACTCCTAAAATGCTTAAGCTATTGCAATTTATTAAAAATTATACTAAAAAATACAAATATAGTCCGACTTTTTCAGAAATGGCTAAAGAGTTGGGTTATAAAAGTAAAAATTCAGTAAGTGTGCTGATACAAAAACTAGAACAAAGAAATGAGATTAAAAGAGAATATTCTGGTTATAGTAGAAATGTTGTATTGAATGACTAAAGTAATTAAAACATCAAGCATAGAGTTAGCTGCTGATTTTGAAGAAATTTTTGATGGTGCAAATGTTGAAGAAGCAACTAAAAAAGCACACAATCAAAAAATGCCTAGTGAGTTTGCAAAAGTAAATATCACCGAACACAAACTTGTTAGTGCAAATATTAAAGTTATCGGTGAGGTAAATGATGAGCTTAAGAAATAGCAATACAAGGTTGTACACAAAGCTAGATAAGGCACACAAAAAGATTATGGGTGCTAGAGAAAATGGAAGGCAATGTGTTATAACTCTGCAAAACTTTAAGGAATACAATCAGTTGTTCCGAAGAATAGTTGAAGCAGAAAATAAAGATGCTAGATTTTTATATACTTAATTAAGTATATACAAAAAGTTGCATTTATTTTAAGGGGTTCTATACCCTAAATGAAAGGAAAGACATGAAACTATCAGATAGAGCAAAAAAGAACTTTGTAGAAGATAATGAATTTTATATTCACATTGGTAAAAAAATAAAAGAAGCTAGATTAGCAAGAGAAATATATGTTCAAAACTTTGATGAAAAATTAGAGGTAGATGGATATTATATTAAGAAACCTGCAACGCAACAGATACTAGCAAAAGCACTCAAAACAACTTTTCAACAAATAGGCAAGTATGAAAAAGGACAAAACAGAATACCTATTGTAAACTTAATTAGAATATCTAAATTTTTAAGAAAACCTTTGGATTACTTTGTTGATGTAGAAAAAGAAACTATGATTCAATCTTTTATTTCTAAAATGAATAATGAGATGCGTAAATAATGTTTGTTCCTATAGAAGAAAAACTTAAAAAAATAATTCCTAATGTTGACCAACATGATGAGTTTGAATATTACAAACAAATCTTACCAAAGATGATAGCCAATGGTCATGCAGCTCATCAAACAATACCTGGATATAAAGATTGTAAGCCAGAGATAGAAGCATTTAGATGGTTTGATGGTATTAATATTCCTGTTCATGGTTATTGTGATTTAAAAGGTAAAGTTATTATTGAGGATAAATGTAAGTTTCCCAAAAGAGGTAGAGTTAAAAAAGATGGCACTAGGTCTTGGCTAACTAATAAGCTACCAGAAACTGTAGAACCTTATAATTTTTTACAAATAGATTTTTATTATTCTGTATTTAAGTTGCCAGTTTATATCTGTTATATCAATG